CCGATGGGGGTGAAGGCGATGGCGGTTGCGGCGGAGGGGGATCCGGCGCTGGATGTTTCGGGGTTCCGTGATCTGCGGGCGGCGATTGGCTTTCAGGTGAAGCGGATGGAGACGGCGGGCGAAATCGTACTGGCGGATGTGGACGGGAATGCGAACCTGTACGCGTTGCCGAAGGGGGCGAAATGAGCACGAAGCCGCTGATCGTCTACATCGCCGGGCCGTACCGTGACCGCACCGGCTGGCGCGTGGAGCAGAACATTCGCCGCGCGGAGGAGGTCGCCTATCGCGTGTGGGAGGCCGGACACGTGGCGCTGTGCCCCCATACGAACTCGCGGTTCCCGCATTCCGATGTGCCGGACTCGCACTGGCTGGATGGGACCACGCGCCTGATGCTGCGCTGTGACGCGGTGATCGTGCTGCCGGGCTGGAAGGAAAGCGCGGGGACCGTCGGGGAGGTCGAGGCCGCTGAAGAGGCGGGGATCCCGGTGGAGTTCCTGCCGTACCTGTCCCGATTTTCTGTGCAACACGCGCTGGCTCTGTTGGTAGAGGCCGTCGCGAAAACCGAAACCACTGAAGGAGCATGACGTGAGCAAGAAGACCAAACAGACTGAGCAGATCGAAGTCGAAGCGCCGAGGATCCACTACAAGCACGGCGAGCGCACGCTGTCTGTCCAGTTGACCGACGCCGAGTTGCTGGAGCAGGCCAGGCGCATGGCGGAGGCCACGGAAGAAGCGGAGGCCGCCGAGGCTGAACAGAAGACGGCGGCAACGCACTACAAGGCGAAAGCGGAAGAGGCGCGGGGAAAAGCGAAGGCCGCGCGCACGCTGCTTCGCAACGGCTACGACTACCGCAGCGTGAAGGTGACGATGACCCTGGACTTCGATAAGAAGATCGTGACGATCACGCGGGATGATACGGGGGCTGTGGTCGAGGCGCGGGAAATGACCGCGCGGGAGCTTCAGATCCCGCTTCCTGGCACGGACGAACCCAAAGAAGAGCCGAGCGACGAAGAGCCGGCCGCTTAAAACAAAGCCGCCGGTCGAGGAGGAAGCTCGAACCGGCGGCAGGAACCAACCGAAAGAAGGATACCAACATGACTGATAAATCGCAACCGCCCGGGGACGGCGTCCGAATCGCCTCGGTGCAGATCGAGAACGTGAAGAGCGTGAAGGCGTTTCATGTTTCGCCGGGAGCCACGGGCCTGACCATCGTGGGCGGCAAGAACGCGCAGGGCAAGACCTCGGTGCTGGACGCCATCGCGTGGGCCCTGGGTGGCGCCAAGAAGCAGCCGACGAACGCGCAGCGGAATGGCGCGATGTCGCCCCCGTCGATCTCGATCACGCTGTCGAACGGAATTCGCGCCGAGCGCAAGGGGAAGAATTCGAGCCTGACGGTGATCGACCCGAGTGGGCAGCGCGGGGGCCAGGCCCTGCTGGACGCGTTCGTCTCCGAGTTCGCGCTGGACCTGCCGAGGTTCCTCAACGCCCCGGCCCGGGAGAAGGCGCAGATCCTGCTCCGGATCCTCGGCATCGGCGATGAACTGGTGAAGCTGGACCAGGACGAAAAGCGGCTCTACAACGAGCGTCACACCATCGGACAGATCAAGACCGCGAAGGAAAAGCACGCGGCGGAACTGCCGGAATACTCGGACGCGCCGGCGGAGCCGTTGAGCATTTCGGACTTGCTCCAGCGCCAGCAGGCCGTACTCACGCGAAACGGCGAGAATCAGCGCAAGCGGGAACAGAAGGACCGCATCGCTGAAGGGCTGGCGAAGTGCCGCGCGAACATCGAGGAGACGGAGCGGATGCTGGCGGACCTCCGGGAGGCCGAAGCGCGGTATGTCTCGGACCTCGAAACGGCGGAGCGGGAAGCGGCGGATCTGGTGGACGAATCCACGGCGGAACTGGAGCGGCAGATCGCGGAGTTCGAGGCCATCAATCACCAGATCGCGGCGAATCAGCAGAAGAACGCCGCGCGCGATGAGGCGGAACAGTACGCGGCACAGTACGAGGCGAAATCGATGGAGATCGAGGCCGTTCGCAAGTCGCGCCTCGCGTTGCTGGAGGGTGCGCCCCTGCCCCTGGACGGGCTCACGGTCGAGGATGGAGATCTCCGGTACAAGGGCCAGGCGTGGGACGGCATGAGCGGGGCGGAACAGCTGCGGGTGGCGGTGGCTATCGTCCGCGCACTGAAGCCGGAATGCCAGTTCGTCCTGATGGACAAGCTGGAGCAGATGGACCTCGACACGCTTCGCGAGTTCGGGGCGTGGCTGGAGGCGGAGGGCCTTCAGGTCATCGCCACGCGGGTCAGTACCGGCGATGAGTGCGCGATCATCATCGAGGATGGCCTGCCCGCGGGCAAGACGTATGCCGACGTAATAACCGGGGTTTCCGCCAGTGCTGCGGCGCCTGCAATCTCAGAGGAGTTTTAGACGATGATTCCGATCTCGAAAGGCATCCAGCCGAAGCCGGTGAAGGGCCTGATCTATGGCCCCGAGGGCGTGGGCAAGTCCAGCCTGGCCGCGCAGTTTCCGAATCCGCTGTTCATCGATGTGGAGGGTGGGACGGGACAGCTTGACGTGGCGCGGACGCCGCGCCCGCAGGCCTGGCCTCAGTTCCTCCAGTACATCAAGACTCTCGCACAGGACCCGATGGACTTCGAGACGCTGGTCATCGACACGGCGGACTGGCTGGAGCGCATCGCCATCGCCCAGGTGTGCGCGGAGAATGGGCTGTCCGGGCTCGGCGGAAACAACGACTACGGCCATTCGTATAACAGGCTCGCCGACATGTGGACGCAGCTGCTCACGCAGTTGTCGGCGGACTTCATCGAGCCGGGGCGTCTGCACGTGGTTTTCCTCGCGCACTCCGTGACGAAGAAATTCGAGCTGCCCGAGGAGATGGGCCAGTACGACCGGTATCAGCTGAAGCTGGAGAAGAAGGTGGCGCCCCTGCTGATGGAGTGGGCAGACCTGATCCTGTTCGTGAACTACCAGACGGTGGTGGTCCGGGACGAAAAGACGAAATCGGTCAAGGCCCAGGGCGGTGTGCGCCGGATGATGCACGCGGAGCATTGCGCGGCCTTCGACGCGAAGAACCGATTTGGCCTGCCGCGCGAGATGGAGCTCGGCTTTGATCCGATCCGCCGCTGCTTCTGCGCACTGATGCGGGTGGAGGCGGCTCCGGTAACGACTCCCGCGCCAACTCCCCCCCCGGTCGCCACGCCTGACCCTGAACCGGTGGCGAAGCAGGCTCCGGTCAGTCCGCAGTGTCCGACACCACAACACGCGGCGCTGGCGGCAATGATGGCTGAGGCTGGGGTGACCTACGAGGAGGTGCTGAGCGTGCTGGTGGCGCGGGGCCATTACCCCGAGGGAACGCCGTTCGAGAACATCGCCCCGGAGTTCATCGGAGGCTGGATCAACAAGTTCTGGCCGAACGTCCTGGAGTTCATCGCCAAGGGCAAAGCCAAAACCGAAGCGAAACCCGAAGCCGAAAACGCGGTAGCGTAGAAACACCAAACGACTATGAGCACGAATAACGAAGCCTACGGATGGGACACAGAGCGGATCGACGATCCGAATGAGGGCGGCGAGTACACGCTGCTGATCCCGGGGAACTACCCGTTCCGCGTCACCAGCGTGGAGAAAGCGTGGCACAACGGCAGCGAGCGGCTTCCCCAGTGCCACAAGGCCGTGATCAATATTGAGGTGGATGGCGGTTGGCAGGGCGTGGTCGCGATGAAAACCAACGTCTTCCTGCACCGGAAGATGGACGGGCTGAATTGCCAGTTCTTCCTGAGCATCGGCCATCGGAAGCACGGCGATCCTCTGGTGATGCGGTGGAATATGGTGCCGGGGTCCACGGGTGTGGTCGAAATCGCGCACCGGCAGGGCAAGCCGAAGGACGGCCAGGAACCGCGCATGTTTAATGACGCGAAGCGCTTCCTTGAACCGGGGACGGCGATCTCGAATCACCCGAAGCCCGCGCCGGCGCAAGAACAGACGGGATTCCCTTGGGAGCAGCAGCAGGCCGCGCCGTCGGGTGTCGCTTCGCCGGGTGATGACGGATTGGCGTTCTGAATCCGCTGGACTGGATACAGGGCATTACGCCCGATCAGTTGCCGCCGGGCGTCATCCGGGTCAATCACTACACCACGGTGGTTGACCCGGCCCGGTGGCTGGCGACGATGCGACAGGAGGCAACGCTGCCGCCGACATCATGGCGAATCAAAACCGGACTGCTACAACGAGAAATCGAGTTCGTTCGCGGGCTCGTTGAGGGACCAGAGAGATGGTAGATTTCCAGGTGAGGCCGT